GGTGCACCTAATATGCCTATAGGTACTGGAACAACTATGTATGATCCTATGCAACAAGAAGATATTAGAAATGTTGGTGTTACCAATACAGATCAAGATGCTTTAGAAACATATATTCCAGAAGCAGCTGATCCTTTAGAAGAACAAACAAATATGTTTAGTGATGCATATACTAAAGGATATACTGCAACACAGGATGTTTCAGGCGGCGGAGGTTATGGTAGTGCAGCGGGCACTCATTTCTCAGGAGGATCATTTAATTTTGGTGCGCCTCTTAAGATCCTTGGAATTGACCACAAAAAAGGTGATACTGGTGAAGCTGGAACCATGCAAGCAGCGCGAATGGCTAAAAGAGATGATAGAGAAAGTGATCAAGAAGTATTCCAAAAAGCTCAAAAAGATATTAAAGCTGATTTAATAGCTGGAGGTATGAAAAAAGGTAAAGCTAGAAGACAAGCTAGAAGAGCAAAAAGACAACTTAGACGAGGAATGAGGAGAACAAGGAAAGATGCTTGGAAGTCATTTAAAGGTGATCAAAAACTAGAAAGACAAGATGATGCTTATGCATATGAGCAAAAATACACTTAATATATAAAACAATGCCAACATACGGAAAACAACAAAGACCAGCAGGAGTTAATAAAAGTTCTGCTCCAAAACTACCAGGAAAAAGAATAATGGTTAGTAAACAATCGAATATACAATCAGGATTATCTATAGATAATTGTCCTTATAAAGGGCCGAATGCAGCCTTGAATGCTCAAAAAAAATAATGAGTAAATTCATTTGGATATTAGATCCAGGTCATGGAGGAATAGATCCTGGTACAGGTAAATATGTTACTCCAGGCAAAAGATCTCCGAAGTGGAAAGATGGAACTCAATACTTTGAAGGTGAAGGTAATAGATGTATTGTTAATACTATATTAAAGAAATGTAGGGAAAATAACATTATTGCTTTAGATATAGTAAATGATTGGCAAGATGTATCTTTAGCTACTAGAGTTAATAGAGCAAATAGTGTTAACTCTTATCATGGTAATTGTATATACATATCAGTTCACTCAAATGGATTTAGTCAAGAATCTGCTAATGGATATTCAGTATATACTTCTAGAGGAAATACAAAAAGTGATCAATATGCAGAAATATTATTAAAATATATGCAATTAGAGTTTCCTGAACGTAAAATGAGGCAAGATACAAGTGATAGTGATAGAGATAAAGAAGCTGATTTCTATGTGCTAAGTAGAACAAAGATGCCAGCAATATTATCAGAGAACTTCTTTATGACAAATAAAGCAGAGTGTGATATGTTATTACAAAAAAGCGTTAGAGACAGAATAGCTGACTGTCATTTTAAATTAATAAAAGAAATAGAAAATGGATAAGATTAAAAAAGTAGTAAACTCACCATTATTTCACGCAGCGGTAGCTGGTGGAATAGGAGTATTAATATTAATGCAAGGTAATGTATTATATGCAGGTGTAGCATTTGGATTTGGTGCTGCTAAATTTTTAGATGCATTCAAATGATTAATGACGTTCAGAAAAATACAATAACAAATATATTAGGTTTAGCATTATTTGCTTTAAATGTTTATATGTTTTACTGGGATGCTTTAGAAGTATCTTCATTTTTAATAATGACTTGTATTTCTCTAGCGTTATTTTTATTTAAAGCATCTCAAACAAAAGAATGGTTAAAAAAAGCATTATCAAAAGTTTTATCGAAATAGTATTTTTATGCTTACTATTATATTTATTATTTAGTTGTACACCTCAAAGGAGATTAAATAGATTACTAACTAATCACCCGGAGTTACTAGAGAAAGACACAATAGTAGTTAGAGATACTGTCGTAGTTGAAAATTATAATTACGATACCACTACTATAATAAAATTACACGACACTACAACAGTGATAAACAATGAGCGTGTTATATTAAAGTATTATTACGACACTTTACGAGAGGTCATTCACCATGACGTAGAATGTCTAGGAGATACTGTATATATAGAGACTTTAGTCCCTATAGAAAAAGCAGTGTTTAAAGAATTATCATGGTGGGAGAAATACAAAGAATTTATATACATAGGATTATTTTTAATCTTAGTATTAATAATCCTTAAAAAATTAGGGAAAATAATCTTATAAAAAACAAAAAAAAATGGATGGATTATCAGGAAATATACAAGCAGAACCTAGGGTATTTGCACATGACGCTGAAATAGTTTATACTGACGCACGGGTAATATGGTTAGATGATAACACATTAAAAAGAGGAACGGGTTATACACCTGGTACAACTGCTGGTGTAGCAACAAGTGGAGCTGGTGTACCGGCTGGATTAACGGTTGATGTTACAGCAAATGCTGATGGTGAAATAACTGGAGTTGTTATAAACACAAATGACGTCTCAGGAGTAGATGGAAGCACTGCGGTAATAGCTGGTGGAACAGGTGGATCTATTAATATTAGAACAACGTTCCCAGGATCAGACCAAAGAGGTGCTTGTCTTTATGTTGGAAACAGTGGAGATGTAGAAGTATTACTAGAAGGTGGTAATACAGTTGTTTTTGTAGGTGTTGCAACTGGAGCGTTTTTACCTATATTAGCAAAGCAGGTTATTGCTACAAACACTACGGCTACTAATATGCTGGCATTATATTAAGATATGTGGACTAGCGTTGGATACATGATACCCCAAATAGGGGATTTTAGTGGTGGAGGTTCTCCTTTACCATCGGTGTTTGATCTTTTAGCAGAAATTGGATTTCCCACTGAATTAAAAACCGAAGATGGTTTATATATAATGGAGCAAGAAGTAGCACCATAATAAAAAAATAAAAATAAAATGGCAACGATAAAATTTAGTGATTTTACAAATCAAACAGTAGATGTAACAAACACGCAAGTAGTTGGATATAAGGTAGGAGATGCAACAGCTAACTATAGATATAGTATGGCGCAATTATCAGCTGGTGTAGTAAGTGCTTATGATAAATATGAATTTACAACTAATATATTCCTTAGTAATGCTAAAACAATAGGTAGAGACAACGGAACTATTAGAAATGCTAATCTTCAATTTGTTGATGTAGCTCCTAGTGGTAATATTGGATTTAGTTTTAGAGACGGTGGAAGTGATAAGGTTTTTATTGATGGTTCTGGAAAAATAGGTGTTGGAACCACAGATCCAACCGCTTCAATAGATACAGATGGTAGTATTTTTCTTTCTACCAATGCTAAAACAATAGGTAGAGACAATGGAATTATTAGAAACGCAAATATACAATTTGCAGATGTTTCAGCATTAGGCAATCATGCTCTTAGTTTTAGAGACGGTGGAAGTGATTTAATGGTGGTTGATGGGGGTGGTAAAGTCGGTATAGGAGTTACAGATCCTGATTCTTTCCTTGAAGTTTTTGGTACTACAACCCAACAAAAGTGGTCTTATGATGCAGATAGTTTTGCTACTTTAACTGTCGCTGATTCAAGTAATACAACATTAGCAGTTGGTGAAACAGGGACTTTCACATTAGATGTACCAGGTGATGTAACTATAGATTCTGATACTGGAGTTATAACATTTTCCGACGGTGGAGCTAGTTTAGCAACTGTTGCTAGTCTTAGAAATGAATGTTTTATGATGGCTTGTTCAGATGAAACTACAGAACTGACAATAGCACCAGATAAGACAAGAATACAAATGCCTTATGCGTTTACGCTCACCGAAATTAAAGCATCATTAACTACATCTCCCACAGGAGCAGGTGCTACCACTGTTAATGTATATAATGTTACAGATGGTGATACAGTTATAAATACAGCTGCTTTGTCTTTTGCTGCAGCTGCAATTAGTGCCAATAGTACTAGTTTTACAGCTGGTCAAGAAACTATTGCCGAAGATGCTGTAATTGCGGTTGATGTTGCAGCAATAGCAGGTACAACAGGAGGTGCAGGCCTTAAAGTTACTCTAATAGGTTATCAAACAGTTTAGTAATGAGTGGGATAATTATAAATCCTTATTCATTTGGTTCTGCATTTAGTAGCACTAAGTCTTTAGCTTTTGATGGTGTAGATGATTATGTAGAATTTACACCAGTTAATTTAGGAGGATATGGAGCCGGAGAAGAAGTAACAGTAAGTTTTTGGATAAAAAGAGCAGCAACAGGGAATACAGAAGGTATTTTGTCAGCTACAGGAGCTAATAGTGGTTCTTTTATTTATTTTATTGGAACAACTTCTATGAATTTTACAGCTTATGCAAATTCAGTTTTTAATAGTGCAGCAACACAAACAGCTTTAGCTAGAACGGATTGGATGAATGTATTATTTACTTTAGATTCGTCTAATGTATGCACTTTGTATATAGATGGAGTATTAACAGAAGTTGGTACAGGTGGTCCTAATTCAAACTGTGTTATAGATAGAATAGGTATAAAACATCACTCAAGTTATCCTACGATATTAAGAAACCCATTTACAGGAAATTTAGACGAAATATCAGGCTTTAAATCTAAATTAGGAGTTAGTGATATTGCTAAAATATCTGCTGCACCTATTGACTTAGATACAGCTTTGTCTGTAACCCCTGAAGTTTGGTATCGTATGGGAGAAAACTCTACATTCAAAACACCTCAAATATTAATGCCTGAAAACACTAACAAAGATAAGTTTAGTAATTATTCTATGGCTTTTGATGGGGTTAATGATTATGTAGATTGTGGAGATTCTAATGACTTTTCTTTTGGAAATGGAGTAAGTGATAGTCCGTTTAGTGTAGCGTTTTGGGTAAATTTAGATGCTATACCAGCAGCGGCTGGTTTTTTTGCTAAAGATTATGATGCGACAAATAGAGAATGGACTGTAGGTACATTTAGTGGTCCTGGAAAAATTAGATTTTTAATAAAAAGTCTAGGAGGTGGAAGCCAACAATCTATTGATAGTACAACAGTTTTATCTACTGGTTCGTGGTATTACATTTTATGTACTTATGATGGTACAGGAGGAAATAATGCTGCTGATGGAATGAATATATATATAAATGGTGCATTAGAAACTCCTACAAACATAACAAAACAAACTTATGTAGCTATGAGTAATACAACAGCTCCAGTTACTATAGGACGTTATCAACTTGGAGCCACACCATTAGGAATTAATGGAAGGATAGATGAAGTCTCTATATTTAACTCTGTTAAAGCAATAGGAGACTTATGGGACGGAACAGGTAAGCCAACAGATTTATCAGGAGAAAGCGATTTAGTAGGTTACTGGAAAATGGGTGAAGAAGCAGTATTTAATACTAGTTGGTTATTACCTAATAAAGCACAAGATGTATTTTCTAGATATTCTATGGCTTTTGATGGTGTAGATGATTATATTAATTGTGGTTCTTTATCTAATATAATTTCTGCTGCTCCTTTTAGTGTTAGTTTATGGTTTAAGCAAAATGGCTCAGGAAATGAATTTTTAATTAGTGGAGGACCAACAGGATTTGGTGAGTTTAATGCTTCCATATATTTACGTCCAGCAGATGGAGAAATATGGTTAGATGGTTCAACAGGACTACAAGAATGGAGTTGGAGTAATGTTAATAATAATTGGCAACATTTACTTTTTGTTGATGCTGGTGGTGGTACTTTTAAATTATATTCTAATGGTGTTTCTGAAACTTTAGTAACGAGTACAACTTTTTTAGGCTCACAAGCTGATTTATGGATAGGTGGAAGAACTTTAGGAAATTATTTCGATGGCAATATTGATGAGGTAGCTTTTTTTAATAGTGATGTTTCAGGAGATATAGCTACTATTTGGGGAGGAGGAACTCCAGCAGATTTAACTTCACTAAGTCCTGTTGCTTGGTGGCGAATGGGTGAAGAAGCAACATTTAGCGCTGTTTGGACAATTCCAGACCAAGTGGGAAGTAACCACGGAACTAGTGTTAGTTTGTTAGAGAGTGATTTAGTAGGAGAAGCACCCACAACATCAGGAAATGGAATTTCTGATAATATGACAATAGAAGATAGAACAGGAGACGCCCCTGATTCAGAAAATAATTCGCTTTCATATAATATGGACGCAGCAGATATTGATTCCATAAATCACGCTTAATTAGTAAGAAAATGAAAATATACGCAATAATAGAATTAACAGATATAAATAAAATAGATTTCACTCAAATAGGGGAAACAAGTGTTTTTACATTAAGATTATCTATAGATAAAACTCAATTTGTAATTAAGTGGGTGGAAGGATATACTCCTACTTTCATATCTGACAATAGTGTTATTCCTGTAGGAACTTATACACATGCAGAAATATTAGAAATAATGGCAACTCCAGCTTGGAGTGAACCAACTCCAACATAATATGAGTGGAATAATTATAAATCCATATGCGTATGCAGAAACAGGTTTAGATCCAGCAGCTTTTGTCACTGAGTGGACTATACAAGCACTAGGAGATGCGGCAGCTAGAACTATAATATTACCTGCTGTTGATACTGGTAGTTTAGGTACTTTAAATTATGATGTAGATTGGGGTGATGGAAGCTCAGATTCAGGTGTTACAACAGTTGATAAAACTCACGAATTTCCTTCTGATGCTAGTATCAAAACTTATCAAGTAGTAATTACAGGTCAATTTCACTGTCTTAATATGGATAGGAGTGATAGTCTTGGATACACAAGTAATCAAGATAGATTAACAAACATGGTTCAATGGGGAACAGATACACAATGGAGCTCTTTATATAGAATGTTTAAGAACTGTACATTAATGGAATATACAGCTACAGATTTCCCTGATATTTCTAATCTAGCAGAAAAAACAGATGCAAGAGAAATATTTTATAATTGTGAAAGTATTGTTAATTTAGATTTATCTAATTGGACTAATACATCTAATCTTACTTATTTATCGAATACTTTTGGAGTAATGGATAGTTTGAGAACTTTAAATCTAACAGGTTGGGATACAAGTAATATCACAAGAATAAGTTATTTCTGTGCTGGTTCAGGTGACGTAGTTAATGGTTGTGATTTTATAATGCCTAATTTAGATTTTAGTTCGGTTGATAGTGCTTTGTATGCATTTCATTCTACTAAGATTAAAAGTATAAATATATCAGGTTGGACTTGGAGAGCAGCTGGCGTATCTTTATCATCTTTTTTAAGGAATTCCAAAGAAGGAACTTCTTCAGGAGCATATACAATTAATGCAGCAAATTGGTTACCAGCAAGTGGTGGTAGTATAACTAATATGGCGAGTTTTTTGAGAGGAACAGACGCAACATCTATTGACTTAACAGGGATAGATACTAGTAATGTTACATCTTTTAATTATGGTTTTTATTATAATCTTAAACTAACACATATAACAGGACTTAGTGGTTTTGATGCTTCATCTGTATTAGATGCATCTAATATGCTGCGTGCATGTACTGTTATGGATTTAGGTGCTGGAGCCACAACTAATTTTGGTTCAGATTGGGGAACTAATTTAGGTTCTGCCATTACTATACTAGGTATATGCAGAGATGTAGGAAGCACAACTCCTGGGAGCACACCTCCTAATGTCACAGATTGGGATGTTAGCGGCGTAACAGCAACAGGACTTTGTGAAATTTTTTATAATACAAAATGGACAGGTGGAGGAAATCCAGATACATCTAATTGGGAAATTCCAAGTACTATAACTAATTTTTATAATGTTATAAGAAGTAGTAGTGTTACAGAATTTGATCTAAGTAATGCTGCAAATGATTTTTCCAACGTTGCGTCTATGGGTGGTTTTGCACAATCAACTACTGGCTTAACACGACTTATATTTAATGCTACGTTAGCAAAACCAGGTTTTACAAGTATTACAGATATGTCAAATGCTTTTTATGGAGTAACTTTAGTAACAGGAGATTATGATGAATTACTTTTAAAATTAGATAATGGAGGCCAAAGTAGTGTAGTGTTAAAAGGTGGAGGTTCAAAATATACACCAACTAATGTTGATAGTGGAACTACAGATGGAGTAGCTGCTAATAAATTAATACAATCAGGACAAAACTTTGTTACAACTGTAAGTATAAATGATATAGTTTATAATATCTCTGACGAAACCTATGCAAAAGTAACTGCTGTTGATGACAATGAAACTCTTTCTTTAGATCTTGATATTATGGTTTCAGGTGAAGGTTATGAGATTCAAAGTAGTGCCGCAGCTAAAGCAAGATATAGTTTAGATATTACAAAAACATGGACTATAACAGATGACGGTCCAGTTTAAAACAATAAAATTATGAGTCACAGTATAAGTAAAAACAATCCAAATCGTTGGTTTTTAGTTCAAGATAGTGGAACAGGCGAATCAAGTATTATAGTATTTGGTAATGCTGGAGAGCAAGGAGTAAGTCAATTAGTGACAGGACAACCAAACTTAATAACATATTTAACAGAAGATGAATTAGAAATATATGTAGATAATATAGCTGGGCCAAATTATTATTATCTTTCCGTATTATCTTTTTCTGAAAAATTTCAATTACCATCAGGTAAATATTCACCACTAGACGAAGAGTAATGATTACAATGGAAACAATGATAACTAAAGATGATTTAGTAGAATCACATAACAAAATAATTAAATCTTTAGAAGTTATTCAAAGAGAAATAACTATAACAAAAAATAATGTAATAAAATTAAGTAGAGAGATAACAGTAACTAAAAATCCTAGTGGATTACATAATGCTGAATTAGGTAAAATAACTAGACTTAAAAAAGAAAACTAATGGACACTACATTATTATCAATTATAGCAAGCGTTGCAGCTGCACTAGGAATAAAAGAATTATGGACTATTTGGAAAAAGAAACTAGACATAAAAGCTGGTAAACAATCTGAAGAAACACAATTAAGTACTAAAGTATTTTTTGCAATAATAGCAGATCTAAAAGAAGATATAAAATCATTAGAAGAAAAAATAGAACAATTGATAGAAGAAAATAAGGAATGCGCTATCAAGTTAGCAAGAATGGAAGAACGTTTAATAGCCAACGTTACTTCTAAGGTAAGAAAAAAAGGAATGGCTAAAAACATAATTAAATAAAATAAAATGAAAATATCAGAAGAACATTTAAATAAAATTCAAACTCAACAAAAAGATTTAAATGCTATACTACATGAAGTAGGATTATTAGAAACTAGAAAGCATGGGTTAATGCACCAATTCGCAGGAATCAACGTTGAAGTAGAAGAACTTAAAAAAGAATTAGAAGCAGAATATGGATCAGTTAACATCGATATAGAAGACGGTACATATACTAAGGTGGAGAAAGAAGAGTTAGAAGTAGTAGAATAATGTCTAAGGTTATTAGAAAAATCAGTATAGGTTCTGATTATAAGAATGATGCGATGCATTATTCTGTAGGTCAAGGAGTTTATGGAGGACATAACATATCTGATATAATATTTGATGACGATGATAGTTCATATAATATTTATATAATAAAAGATGATGAAGTTTTGCCTTGGAAAAAGTTTAATTCAAATATGGCTATATCTGTAGAATATAACTTAGAATATCAATGAAAGGAATGTACGATTTTATCGTAAAACCTTTAGGTGAAAGATATGATAATACAGTAAAAGTAGATGATGTAGATCTTGTGATTAATACTAGTGTAGAAAGCTTCAAGTCAGTTAACAATATAGGGATTGTTTTAGCGCTTCCTAAGGCATTTAAAACAGATATTAGTATTGGTGATCAAATAATGATTCATCACAATGTCTTCAGAAGATTCTATGATATGAGAGGTAAGGAAAAGAATAGTAGATCATATTTAAATGAAAATATGTATTTATGTTCTTTAGATCAAATATATCTTTATAAAAAACAGTCTGGAGATTGGATTACTTTTGGAGATAGATGTTTTGTTAAACCCATATGTAACACTAATCAGTTTGACACAAATTTAGAAGAACCTCATATAGGTATAGTCAAATATGATAATAAAAAGCTAAACAGTATAGGTATAAAAAACGAGATGCTAGTAACTTTCAGACCTGAATCAGAGTTTGAATTTATAGTAGACAATCAGCGTTTATATTGTATGAAATCAAATGATATTGTAATAAAGCATGAATACGAAGGAAACGAAAAAGAATATAATCCAAGCTGGGCATAAAGCCGTAGATGAGTTAATAAAGGTTGCTAAAGAGCCGATAGTTGATTCAGATGATGATATCTCAGCTGATAGGTTGAAGAATGCAGCAGCAACAAAGAAACTAGCTATATTCGATGCTTTTGAGATTTTAAATAGAATTGAAACTGAAGAAGCTATTTTAGATGGTAAACCGATTGAAGATGAAAAACCTAAAAAATCTTATTCTATTTCACCAGAAAAACGTTCTAAATAATGAGTTACGAGCAGACATTATTTAAGATAGTAAAAGACGTAGTTAATCCTAAAATCTTAAAAAAGAATAATAGATTTAAAAAATGGGAGTATGGTTATAATCCTGACTACGACTTTATTGTTATAAGTAAAACAGGACAAATTGGGGAAATCATTGAAATTCAAAATCTCAGAATTGCTTTACCAGCAGTTAACAAAGCGTTTAAAAGAAGCGAGAAAAAAGAAGAACAATATTGGGAAAAACAAATCTACCCCAAAGAATTAAATAGAATAAAAAGCACTTTTGAGTGGGATGAGTATCCACTGGAATTTAAAGAAAAATGGTTTGATTATATCGAAGAAGAATTTAATAGAAGAGAAGAAGGGTATTGGTATTATAACAATGGTACTCCTAATTATATCACTGGTACTCACTATACTTATTTGCAATGGTCAAAAATCGATATTGGAGCAGCAGATTATAGAGAATCCAATAAGTTATTTTTCTACTTCTGGGAAGCCTGTAAAGCAGACACTAGATGTTACGGAATGTGTTACCTTAAGAACAGACGATCAGGATTTTCATTTATGGCTTCAGCAGAACTTGTTAATCAAGCCACAATGTCCAGCGATTCAAGATTTGGGGTATTATCCAAATCAGGGGCAGATGCTAAGAAAATGTTCACGGATAAAGTTGTACCCATCTCGGTTAACTATCCATTCTTCTTCAAGCCCATCCAAGATGGTATGGATCGTCCTAAAACCGAATTGGCATATAGAATCCCAGCTTCTAAATTAACTAGAAGAAAATTAGATTCTGGAGAAAAGTTAGAGGAATTAGATGGATTAGATACAACTATAGATTGGAAAAATACAGGTGATAATAGTTATGATGGTGAAAAATTAAAACTATTAGCTCACGATGAAAGTGGTAAATGGGAGAGACCTGATAATATTAAAAATAATTGGAAGGTAACTAAGACATGTTTAAGATTAGGTAGAAGAATTATTGGTAAGTGTATGATGGGGTCAACTAGTAATGCATTAGATAAGGGAGGCCAAAATTTTAAAGATATTTATAATAACTCAGATGTTACCGTTAGAAATAGAAATGGTCAAACAAAATCTGGACTATATTCTTTATTTATTCCAATGGAGTGGAATTATGAAGGTTATATAGATATGTATGGTCATCCAGTCTTTGATACTCCAGAAAAATCTACAATAGGTGTTGATGGTCTACCTATAAATATAGGTGTTATAGAATATTGGGATAATGAAGCTGATGGATTAAAAGGTGATCAAGATGGATTAAATGAATTTTATCGTCAATTCCCTAGAACAGAAGCTCATGCTTTTAGAGATGAATCTAAACAATCACTATTTAATTTAGTAAAAATATATGAGCAAATAGATTATAATGACGGTGTTAATAACGCTGCAAATATAACCACTGGGAACTTTCAATGGTCTTATGGTGTTAAAGATACTACAGTTATATTTATGCCTAATAAAAATGGTAGATTTAAAGTTTCTTGGGTTCCACCTAAAAACCTTCAAAATCAAGTGATTATAAAGAATGGAACTAAATATCCTAGAAATGAACACATTGGAGCATTTGGTTGTGATAGTTATGATATATCAGGTACTGTAGATGGAAAAGGTTCTAATGGAGCATTACACGGACTTACTAAATTTAGCATGGAAGACGCTCCTCCAAATCACTTTTTTTTAGAATATATATCAAGACCACAAACAGCTGAAATATTTTTTGAAGATGTATTGATGGCTTGTATATTTTATGGAATGCCATTGTTATGTGAAAATAATAAACCTAGATTACTTTATTATTTCAAAAGAAGAGGTTATAGAGGATTTTCAATGAATAGACCAGATAGATTATGGAATAAACTGTCTGTAACAGAAAGAGAAATTGGTGGAATACCTAATTCAAGCGAAGATATAAAACAAGCACATGCCGCGGCTATAGAGTCTTATATAGAAACTTATGTAGGATTAAAAGATGATTCACATGGAGATATGTATTTTCAAGATACATTAGAAGATTGGGCAAGGTTTGATATTAACAAAAGAACTAAACATGATGCCTCTATAAGTTCGGGTTTAGCTATAATGGCTTGTAATAAGAATAGATATAGACCATCAGCAATAAAAAATATAGATTCTATATCATTAAATTTTAGGAAATATGATAATAAAGGATATACTTCAAAAATAATAGAATAGATGCAAATTAAGACAAATATGAGCAGCTCATTTCCTGATCAGGTAGTACCTGATGCTGAGAAAGCTACATGGGAGTACGGATTATCCGTAGCTAGAGCTATTGAAGGTGAATGGTTTAGTAATTACTCTGGTGGTGGATATAGATTTGCTACTAATTATAATAATTTTCATAACTTAAGATTATATGCTAGAGGAGAACAGTCAATACAAAAATATAAAGATGAATTATCAATAAATGGTGATTTATCTTATCTTAATTTAGATTGGAAACCTGTTCCAATAATTCCAAAATTTGTAGATATAGTTGTTAATGGTATCTCTCAAAGAAGTTATGAAGTAAAAGCCTTTGCTCAAGATCCTGAATCAAGACAAAAAAGAACTATTTACGCAGAACGTATAATTAAAGATATTCAATTAAAAGCGTTTAATGATTCAGTAAAAGCAACTTGGGGTATAGATATAACAGAATCTAATAGAGGTGAAAACGAACCTCAAACAATGGATGAATTATCTGCTCATATGCAGTTAGATTATAAACAATCTATTGAAGTAGCTGAAGAAGAATTAATAGATCAAATATTAGATAAAAATAAATATCACTTAATAAGGAAAAGATTAAACCAAGATTTAACAATTCTAGGTATAGGTGCCGTAAAAACTAGTTTTAATAGAACAAATGGTATATGTGTTGAATATATAGATCCAGTAAACTTAGTCCATTCGTATACAGAAGATCCTAATTTTGATGATTTATATTATGTAGGTGAAGTAAAAAGTATCAGTATACCAGAACTAAAGAAACGTTTTCCACATCTATCTCCAGAAGATATGAAGGAAATTCAAAAATATCCTGGAAATACTAGTTATACAAGAAACTGGAATGGTAGACAAGATAATCAGTCTGTTCAAGTTATATTTTTTGAATACAAAACTTATACTAATCAAGTATTTAAAATAAAAATAACGCCCAGTGGTTTAGAAAAAGCATTAGAAAAACAAGATACATTTAATCCACCAGAAGCAGATACATTTAAAAGAGTATCTAGATCTATTGAAGTTCTATATAATGGAGCTAAAATATTAGGTCATGAAAAAATGCTAGAGTGGAAATTAGCAGAAAATATGACTAGACCTCTCGCTAATACTGCTAAGGTTAATATGAATTATAATATTACTGCTCCTAGAATGTATAAAGGCAAGATAGAGTCTTTAGTAAGTAGAATAACTGGATTTGCTGATATGATTCAATTAGCGCATTTAAAACTACAGCAAGTTTTAGCTAGAATAGTTCCAGATGGTGTTTATTTAGATATGGATGGTTTAGCCGAAGTTGATTTAGGTAATGGTACTAATTATAATCCTGCTGAAGCATTGAACATGTATTTCCAAACAGGTAGTATTGTTGGTAGATCATTAACTCAAGATGGTGAATTAAATCATGGTAAAGTACCTATTCAGGAATTACAATCATCTAGTGGTGGTAGTAAAATACAATCATTAATACAAACTTATCAGTATTATTTACAAATGATAAGAGATGTCACCGGTCTTAATGAAGCTAGAGATGCTAGTACACCAGATAAAGATGCTTTAGTAGGTTTGCAAAAATTAGCTGCTGCAAATTCTAATACTGCTACTAGACATATTTTGCAAGCAGGATTATATCTAACATTAAAAACATGTGAAAATATAACGCTTAGAGTTGGAGATGCCTTAATGTTTCCTTTAACTAGAGAAGCTTTGCAAGATAGTATTTCTGTATATAACGTAACTACATTAGATGAAATAGCTACAGCTTCTTTACATGATTTTGGAATATTCTTAGAATTAGAACCAGATGAAGAAGAAAAAGCAATGTTAGAACAAAATATTCAAGTGGCACTTCAAACTCAATCTATAGATTTAGAAGATGCTATAGAT